GGTGAAATAATCCCGTTCAGCGGCGTCAGTAAGTCGGGGGCCGGTTGCATCATCCACGCCGGGGGCGCTGGCCGTTCCGTTCGCTGGACATTTTGCGTTGACGCGCAACCCACACTTACCAGTGCTAACGCAACGCTGCAGGTCTTCAAGCTGCTTTTTAGCATCTGCGAGTTCTCCAGTGTATTTCGCATCGAGCGTGGCGACATCACGCTGACGTACTGTCATATCGTCAATTGTTTCCTGACGCTGTTTAGCCAGCGATGTGGCATCGTCGGCCCGCTTTTTCTCACTGCTAATTTGACCAAGCAGGATGTAAATAAGCAGGAGCGAAAGGAGTAACTCAGCACCGATTATCAACCAGGCTTTTGGCGTCATTTATCCAGCTCCCAGCACGTCAGTGCGCTTTCCTGATCCCGTCGCTCTACCTGCCCGTAACAGCCGTTCGCCTGGCCTTTTGTCAACCGGCAGTCGCGGCCACCGTCTTTAATCCACCAGCGAATTGCTTCACATGCACCTTTGCGGTCGCCAGCATTGATGCGTTGGTAGAACGTCGAAGGGAAACACTTTGAGGGGCCGATGTTGTAGGGACAAAATGACGCAATGCCTACTTTCTGCGGTTCAGTTAGCGGCACTTTGATATTTCGGTCTACCCATGCAAGCGCCTTATAACGCTCGATGGCGTTAACCTTCTTGCACTGTGCTTCCGTTGTACGTTGGCCTTTAACAACTGGCTTACCGTCAATAACCGTTACACCGTGACAAAGTGACCAGACGCCACCCGGATCGACAACTGCCACCAGCGCGTTACCTTCTTTCTCGCTGATGAACTGATCAAACAGTACCGGCGCTGATGCACCTGCAGCGATGAGCGCAAGCATTGCTGCGCTGAGTTTCGCTTTCGGGGATGCCATATAATTAGTCCTAATCCTGTTGTGGCTGCATAACACTCTCTATGTCATTAAGTGCCTCTGCAGCCTGCTTAATTTCGGAGACATCACCCCGTGCATAAGCGGCCTGTAGAATTGCGGTTCGCTTACGCTCTTCTTCTTCAATCGTTTTATTTCTGCGATTATTAGAGCGGTACGTTAGCCATGTGAAATAGGCAGTCACAACACCACCAGCAGCAAACAGGGCATCCTGTAACGTCAACATGGCAAAAAATCCCGTTATGGCTGACCAGAAATATGACCAGAAGCCGTTATTTGCATTCATATTTAGTATGGTACCTCTACTAATGAGGGGCTATTTTCACATCGTGAGATATAGAAAGTTAATCACAAGACTTTTGATAGATATATAAAAAAAGGCTTGGAAGTTCCAAGCCTTAGAAAATGAACGGTTCTATGATTATTGCTTTGTTACTTGGTTGCACATTAATATATAACTTGGCATCCTTGGATCGGATATTTTATATACACCACGTCGAATTAAAGTCAAAATAGCTCCCCTGTCTATTTTTGTTAACTTACCAGTATAGTTGTTCATACTGCCATAAGTTAACTCTAAACCATGGTCAGCTTGTATTTGTTCAATCCAATTTTTAACACTGAATTGCTCATTATTAAATTTGGCTGCTGAAACAAGAATTTTAGGATACATATCAGTCCTAGAAGATGTAACAGCAAGATCATAGCAACGCTTCAATTGGCCTTCTGTATTTTTTACGGCTTGATTTAATGCATCTTTGAAGATACTCTCATCAATATCCTTTACACCTTTTCTTATAGCCTCTTCTGCGCATTCCTTACATAGAAGATGTGTAAAGTATGGAAAACCACTACTAATTCTAATGATTTTTTCTTTTATGTCTGAATTAAAATTAAGATTAAGCCCTTGCTCGCCGTTGCTGATTATTTCTAATAAGAATTTATCTTCAACTCGGGGCAGTTTGATTTCATGCATACATCTAATTACAGATTGGTGTCCTGCAATTAATGATCCACCATCAGTGGCTATCCCTACAATAAGAACTTTAAATGGACTATTTGAATCACTTAGCTGCTTAATAAACTCAGCCACTTCATGTTTAACATTTTCTTCAACAACATCAAATTCATCTATAAGTAAAATTGAATCGAGATGTTGTAGAACCGCTGCAGCTTTATTTGCCGTTAACTCTTCACGCTCGATCGTCTGCTTTTCTTCCCTCGAGCCCTCAACTGTGAAAATGTCTAAGAGCTTTGCGCGAGCCCCAAATTTCTTGGTGGTTTCAGTTTTATTTACTCGATAAGAATCATCAATAAATAAAGCAGGACCTTCAATAATATCTTTGAAGGTTGTTCTTTTTATGCAGCGGTAAGAAAAAATAATGTCAGGGAGTATTTTATTTTCTTTGCCACCTTCTAACGTCGATAAAGCTAGAGAACTTTTCCCAATACCTCTGTCACCATAGATCATACAATGCCGACCTGGAGTAGTTAAGGCGCTGAGAATTTTAGTAATTTCACCGTTTCTGCCTCGAAGGTTCTCAGGCATTGATACTGGTTTCGATGGGGTAAAGTAAGAATCAACATTAACCGTTTTTTCTTTTTCTTCTTTGAATGACTTGAATACGTCCATATCTAGCCGCTCCGAAAAAATTGACCGATAGACATTATCAGGTTGGATTAGGCTAAAAAAGTACTTAATACAAAAAACCCGCACTTTGGCGGGTTTCTTTTATTTGATGTCGCTTTCGATACAGCTTTGCGAAGCATACACGGAGTTAAACACTTACTGGCTCACTTTGCAAGTAAAATCTGCTGCTATTTGTATCGAACGCGTCACACATTGGCGCGTAAAGCATCGATTCTGCTAAACTTAGCCAGGTGTCAATACGACGGCGGCAGGTCATGAACGTTAGTTCCGGGTGTTTCATCTGGAGTTCTTCTGCCAGACTGCGTTTGCTTTTGCGGTATCGGTAGCGCTGAACAAGTACGCTGAGCAGGCCGTCATATTCTCCAGCCAATACAGTGCTGATGACACGATCGATAGTTAGAGCTTCTTCATCCGAGCAGAACGCCAGGCTGCTTTTGTTTTTGCCGTTGAGGATTTCCATAAAGAACGCCTCAAGCTCTGGCTTAGTGATGCCAGATTTTGTCATACGGCGTAACGCTTCCTGTATCGCTGTCTTCGTCACGTGATGAGAGGTCAGCAACTGGTTAAACATATTCCCCGCTTTACCCTCTCCGATGTATGACCAGCGGCCCCACATGTTTAATTTGCCCTGAATCCAGATGCTTTCCAGTGTGCGCAGGCGCGCATGTTCGCGAGCTTTACCAACCTCAGACGGGTTTAACATGTTCTTTTCTCCACTCAGGCGATTACGCCTATTGCTAATGCATGGTCAATAAATCGAAACAGCAGCTCAGTCTGGCTGCCATATTTGGCTTCGAAAGCCACAGGGTCCCGATGTAGTTCGTCGTGATGTGCTCTGCACAGCGGTATCACGAAGAGGTCGTGCGCTTTGGTTCCCATCCCTCCTTGTCCATGTCCGATTAAATGGTGTGGGTCGTCTGCCGGGTTATTACAGCAGGCGCATCGTTGTGCTTTAACCCAGCGGGTGTATGTGGGGTTTTCCCAGCGGCGGCGCTTCGGGCGCAGCATGAATGATTCCGGCGTCTCCGGGTCCACCTTTAGCGCCAGCACACGCTTTGCTGTTTCCTGCACAATCTCAGAGGGTCCGCGTGTTGGCACAAGGTCGGCCTCTCTGGTTACTGACTGAATGACCGGTTTTGGCAGACGCAGCACCTGACGCGCTGCGTTTTCCGGTATTGCATCAGCCAGGCCATTGCGGGCCAGCCACCAGCAAAGCTCGGGCAGTGTCAGTGCGTGGGTATCATCAAACCCCAGCTCACGGCGAACCGCTGTGAGGATGTATGCGGCACAGTTCACCCGCGCAATGGCTTCCACTGTGCTGGATTGCTGGTCGCGTAGCAGGTTGTCACAGTGCCAGCACAGCCGAATCACGCCGGGTGTGTGGCGCATGGTCGTAATGTTTTCAGCGTGCCAGGATTCATGGGGCCACTGACAGGAGTTTTCACGAAGTAACCAGTCCTCCAGACCTGAAAGGCCACCAGCACGACGTAACACGGCCTCGTTAGTGAATACTGAGCTTAACGTAGGGTCTTCTGCCAGCGGCTGATCTGCTGGTGGGATTTCACCGCTGGGCAAGTCTGACAGGCGCTCAGGCTCGTTTTCAATGAGCATGCGGCCCCGGTGAAAATGAGGCAGCAATTGAGAGCCGGGACGAAATGCCACCAACCCCAGCTCTGGAATGACTACCGGCTTGAGTAATGCCCTCACGCAGTTACCCCCGAATAGACCGATATCGTTATTTCTACCTTGCCACCACTGATTACCGGCCCCCACTCCACCAGCATGCGCTTTACCTGACTATCGTCCTCCCATACCCCGGCATGAGTCAGCGCGTCAAACAGCCCTTTGGTGTAGTTGTCGATGTCCCGGCGTCGGTTGTCGGGTGGGTACAGCAGGATTTCCACTGCACACAATGAGCTGGACGGTTTAGGTAGTCGGCGAAGTTGCTCAATGATTGCGGCGCAAGCGTTACTCTGGAAACGCCTACCCGCTTCACTGATCATGTGCCTGCCTTTCAGCGGCCCTTTGTTCGGAGCTCGCCAGTAGGTGTTTACGCTCGGTGGAAATGGCAGGGTTAGCTTCATGCATGCACCTCGCCTGCCTGGGTTAAAGTGCCCGCATACTGACGAATATGGGCGCGGATCAGGCGAATGTTTTCACGGCTCGTTTCTGGTAATGACTCCAGAGCGCTGATGAATACCGGTGTTGTCATCCTGTGTTCCATTACGGCTTCAATTCCCGCTCTGACTAACCGTTCCTGCAGATCATCGCGAGCTGATGAGTCTGTCATTGACAACTTGTTCAGCCAGTCACTAACTGCAATCTCAAGACTTTTCGCCTCTATCAATGATTCTGCGACTAAAATTGTATCTGCCGTTACCGTCACAACTGTCGGCTTTGATACCGTGTCAGCGGCCCAGGTGTGCGCGAACTTGGATTCATTGAATGAATACTCATCCTTGTTGCCGAACGCAGCGCGTACACATGCCCATGTCTCTACACCGCTTCTGCTTAGGATGTCTTCTTGTGTCAGTGGTAACTCACTCTCAACACGAGCTACAGGCAAAGGAGCGCTTTCAGCTATGACTTCTTTGACGATTGGTTTCGGAATAATTTCAGGAATATTTTGTTGTTGGATTTGGGGTAGCATTCGTAATGCTTCCCGGCGGATTTGTGCCATGAATGCATCACCGCGAGCTTCCAGATCCTTACGGCTGATATAGCTGATCGAGGGGCCATTCCAGCTTTTATCGAACACAGCGACAGCACCTGCAAAGAACGCGCCGCTTGGTACCTGCTTTTCATCCTTTGGAATAAACCATTTCGGCACATCAAAACCAATGCGACCGCGTATGAATGCGATGTGATCAGCGTTTTCAGGCCACCAGACCTCACTTGTCGCAGCTTTGATCAGGATGACATAACGTCCGCCCTTTTCTCGCATCGCCATGGTGTGATCGACAATGTGGCGCATCCCGGTGATATACACATCGTCATGCTGCATTGCGCGGCTGTATGGTGGGTTAGCGAATGCCGCTCCGTTCAGTTCTGCAAGACGCTCTGACCAGTCATGCGTCAGCGCATTGTCTTCTGCTGTATAGAAATCAGGGCATTTGGAATTTTCACCATCCGTGAAAAGATCGAGTACCAACGGGCCAAACATGGCGTTGATACCCCAAAAGATATTGTCGGGAGTACACCACTGATCGCCAATCTCTTTAAGCTCATGAGAGGCTTTTCCACGAAGTTCATTCAGCGCCTGAGTGTATTTATTAGTCATAAGTCACCACCGAACCGGCCAGAGGTTTCATAAATCCGCTCGGAGCTTTTCGCTCTGGCGCCCCAGGTAAGGCACTTCCGTTTGCGGCGTAAGCACTGCTCCCGCTCGGTGATGCTCTGTGACGCATCAAAAGCCTCTGCCCATACCGTTGCGGCACGGAGGTAAAGCCCCTTTTGTTCCAGTTCCCCGGCCTGCTTGATTAGCGCTTTAGCGTGGCGTGTCTCCTGCAACGGCTTAACGTCTGATTCGATACGGGACTCATTGAACGTGTATAAAAATTTGTTCTTCTCTCCGCTGCGTGTTGTATACCCGGCGTCATACAGGCGATAGGCGGCACGCTGAACGGCTGGGCGCGGATACTGGGGAAACGTGTCACAGATATCGGCGGCGCTGGAGCCAGGGGCCGTTTTGATATATTCCAGAATTTCAGCAACCAGGCTCATGAGCGGAACCCCGCATTTTCAGGCAGTGAATAATCCACGCTCTGGAAACTTGCGCTCGGACCTGTGGCGGCAACCCATCGACCGTTTACCCGTTCTGGACGGCCAGCCTGTGCCCACTTCGTTGCGCCCTGCAGGTAGCCGGGGAATTTTGTAGGCAGGAAAAGTGTTGTCGGTCGCAGGTATTCGGCCATCTGCAAATCCTGAGACCATTTCGCCGTCGCGTAATCCACGACCAGTTTCAGGTCATCAGCGCTAAACCCTTCTCCGAGACGTGCGCGGATATGCTCCATCGAAGTTTTACTGACCTGATAACGCGATCCTGTCTGCTGGTTCAGGTGAGAAAGAACCTGCTTAGCCAGGTCGGTGATCACCACTGCAGCGTCGGGTTGCGCAGCAACCGGACAAAGAGGTTTTTTATCTGATGGATCAGTAGTTGTATTTACTGACGGATCCCCGCCAGATTCTGACGGGTCAAAACCGCTTTTTTTGCTGAATTCCGACGCCTCAAATTTTGACGGGTCAGATTCTGATGCATCAGATTTCGACGCGTCAGATTTTGATGCGTCAGGATTTGATGTGTCAGAATCTGGCAGGTGAGCAAAAGCCGCAGCGCGCAGTTTCTGAACATTCAGGGTGTAAACATTGGATGCATTGCGGTTACCCTGGCGGCGGGATTTGCGTGTCAGCCAGCCCTCTTTCTCCAGCGCTGAAATAGCGGTTCTGACGGTGCTTTCCCCTGCCCCAATCTGGCGAGCGATGGTGGCAATGGACGGCCAGCAAACGCCCTCGTCACTGCTGAAATCAGCCAGGCGCGCCATAATCGCCACACTGGAGAGTTTCATGCCAGACGATGCGCAACCGTCCCAAACGTAACTGGTTAATTTAGTGCTCATCCTTAGCCTCTATCTCAGTGAAATCGCGCCGAAACTCTTTGATCGGGCTAAAGCATTCGCCGTGTTCATAGTTTTCGCGAAGATAGATAACTCGCCGGGTCTCTGGCTCCCAGCGGATGACGTGGACGGGTATACCCCTTCTGTCTCTGAACCATCGGTTAAGGACGAGCATAAACGTTTTGCCCTCCGGTAGTAGACACCCACGACGCCAGCCGCTCGGCTGTGGTTACATGCAACCCAGCGGTTTGATACTCTGCGCTCATACCGAAACAGCGGAACACCCGGAATCGGGATCATCCTCAGTTGCGGTAAACGGTTTTTTACCGTTACACTGTTCATGCGTTAGTTCTCCACACGATTGCTATGCGCCACGACGCCAGGAGCTGCACACTCGCTGGCGTCACCTTTTTCAGGCGCGCAAAAAACCCGATACAGAAGCGTTAAATGCTCCTGCCACTTCGCCATAACCTGGTAACTGTTCTCTTCAATTCGCTCGCGTTCGTCAGCATCGATAACCCCGTCAGCCGTCGCTATACGGACGTACTGAGAGTGCTCGCTGATCCATTCAATCGTTTCCATCAGGCGCTGATTGATATCTGCGTTATCAACATCCTCTATAGCCACCAGCGGGACGTTGACGCTGTTCGACTGGCGGGACACGGCATCGGCGATATGTTTGGTGCCGCTTGCCTGCTGGAGGACCATCGCCCACCCCATTGGGAAGATCTGATCACCACCAGCACGAAGCCGGTTAAAAAGCGCATCCTCAGTAACACCCAGCCATTCAGCGGCTTCTGCGTATCCGCCAGGTAGCGCGGCGATCGTCTTTTTGATTGCGACCACCATCCACGCTGGTTGTTTATCTACTTGCCAGTGATTACCCACGGTTAACCCCTTGTTTCTGTGGTTACTATTTCGTCGAGAGTTCGCTAGTCTTCCCGTACAGTTCAGGGCGGAATGGCAGCTTACCCCCAGTGCGATACGCAGCCTCTGCTGCGCGGCCTTTTGGAATCAGTCGGCCTGGCCGATTGCGCCACTGATAAACCGCCTCACTGGTAATGCCGAAAAAAACCGCAACTTTCTCGGTACTGCCAAAGAATTTCTCTACATCATCGGTCGTCATAAAACCCCCTTTGCTAAGTTTTGTTAGATATTAAATACCAATCCATCTTTGGTCAATAAAAACTAAGATTAGTTAGTTTTATTTCGAAGAAGCGATGAGAAAATGGAAACTGTTGGCCAGCGAATTAGAGGATTAAGAAAAATGACTAAAACATCACAGAAAGAGCTGGGTAAGTTCTGCGGGGTGAGTGATGTTGCCGTTGGCTATTGGGAAAAGGATGTTAATGTTCCCGGTGGCGAAGCGCTGGGGAAGCTTGCAAAATTCTTCAATACTTCAATTAATTACATTCTTTACGGCACCGAATTTGAAGATAAGCTGATCACGAGTATGAGACGCTTACCAGTCTTGTCATGGGTACAGGCAGGACATTTCACAGAAACCAAACCATCTGAAATTATCAGCGAGGCCGAGCGCTGGGTGGAGACGTCCCTTCGCGTCAGCGACAACTCTTTTGCTCTTGATGTGCAAGGGGATTCAATGACTAACCCTAACGGCCTACCCACTATTCCGCAAGGAGCAACCGTAATCGTCGATCCTGATGCGGAGCCTTTAAATGGAAAAATTGTTGTAGCTCGACTGGATGGAACGAATGAGGCTACAGTAAAAAAACTCGTAATAGACGGTCACCAGAAATTCCTCGTTCCGCTCAATCCGCGCTATCCCAACATACCTATTAATGGCAACTGCATTATCATCGGCGTCGTTAAAGGCGTTCAGTACGAAATCTAAGTTTCCCTCCATTTCCTGACACTAAGCTAAGAAAAGTTTAGTGTTTTCACTTGACCATAAAACTAAGTTAAGTTAGATTTTAACCCATCAACAGCGAACAGGCAGGATGCCCACGAAGTAGCCGCCGATGGCGTACGAATAATCGGATGATTCGCTGACAGGTATCTTCGGGAGGGGTTAAGTACTGGCTGACTACCAGGCACTAAGGATCACTTGGTGAATACGTCCCCCGACCAACCCTCGGGGCATCAGGAAGAAATGACGTAGGGGCCGCTGACCAGTCATCAGCACCCCGCCCGAAGATACCTAAAGAACATGGCGAAAGCCGACAGTCTTGAAGGCGTTTCTCTCAGGTTTCGCGCTAAAGAATAGCGGGGAGAACCTGGGGCGGTGAGCAAACCCCGCGCGGCTGCACCTGATGCTACAGCCCAGACCAATAAGCCGACTGGCAACGTAACTGCCCTTTGCATCTGCCCCGGCAAGGTAGCGCTGCCGAATCGGGGCGGGTGAATCGTAAAAGTTTAGCAGTACGTCGTATGGCACATGCGTCGCAGCGGTCCGGGGATTCCTTGAGAGTATCCCTAATCCAACGGGTAGCCGGAATGTGCAAGTCATTGCGAAAGCACGACAACGACTCACCATCGTGGCGATACGGTGTGACACCTCGGAAGAGACGAGGGCATAACGGAGTGAATCATCCTTGCCTCTGGTCCAGTATCGCGACCGGTGGGGGCGGGTAGCCACACAAGCCGCAACGCGAAGCGGCCCGAGTGGAGTTAAGCGAGGAGAACCTTATCAGGGGAGTGAAACCCTGGGAGGATGATTCACCCCGTTGTGACGTGTACGAGCGTACTGCAGCGCCGGTCGACGCAAAGACCCGTAAATCGACTGGGCCGTAATACTGGCGGCCAATACCAAAACAGAGCGGCGGGAAGTAAGCGGGTTAGCGCCCCGGTGTCACAACCCCATCGCAGGAACGCGATAGCTGTGTGTAGTCTTAGGGCGGTATCAGCATCTTCCACTTATGAGGCAGATGATAATGTTCTGGCTGATACCGCCCTCTTTTTACATCAAATTTTTGGAGAAGGAGCAGACATGATATTGTTTAATCAAACCGTATATTATTTTTGCTCTTCTATGATTTTTTCAACGGCAAATAAGCCAAAAAATGTGAAGGCGAGCATTTGACACAGAGATGACCAAGCGAATGCCTCTAATTCTAGTTTAGTTGAGGCCGTTGTTAATGAATCAAAAAAAAGAGAACAATATGCGCTTGTAAAAACATAGTTCAAAACAAGAAAAATTTTCGCCAGACATGGGCAATACATCGCCGTCGACTTACGAAAAAAGACATAGTTCTTTTTGGTTTTAGAAAAAAAACAAATGAGCAAGCAAAATGAAATCATCATGAAAACAATAATAAGAGGAAAGGAAGTCAAGCTTTCAAGCCCAATCCTCTTTAAAAAGAAAGCATAAACAATTACACCAAAAAATGAATAAACATATCCGAGAAATATGCTTTGCAATCCTGAGTAATACAACTGATTGTCGGCTTGCGGGATTATTCTTTTTAATTTGAACATTTCTTCCTCTGACTTGTATCAATAGTTTTACGAATATTAAAACGATTATAAAAATTTAACCACAAGATAAAAAGATGCTTAAGTTAAATTTTTATAATCAGTTAAAACCTGGTGCAGCAGGTTTACAAAATAGGAGAACTAACGATGAGAATGACTAAAGAGCAGTTGCTGGTTGCCGCTCGCACAGCGGCAAAATATCTCCCTACGGCGTCAGCCGACATTATGATCGAACTGGCTAACCGTCTGGATGTTACCAGCGTGGCGTTAAGTGAGGCACTGGAGCAGCGTAAGGCACTGGCAGTTGAAAACAACTTCTTGCTGGGGATGGCTGCTCGTGAACTGAGTACCTCATGGCTACATAACCGCGCCATGCTCGGTATGCAGGCGGCTTTGCTCTGCCTGTCACAGGGCGACATCAAAGCGGCGCGTGAGTGGCTGGAGGGCACTACTGACGAAGCTGTTGCAGAAATGCCTGACGACATGACCCCGGATGGTTTGCAGTTGTGGTACGACGGTTACATGCGTAGTAGCGATGGTAAGAATGGTTTTCTGACCCGCGAAGAATCCCTTATTGAATTGAGTAAAAGCATACCAAGAACATCTGTCTTAATCGCAGCGTTGCAATCCGAAGCCGGGGCGAAATCCCTTGATGAAATGGCAACCTTTTGGCGGGAACAGGCCAGCAAAGACAACTGCTCAGTCAATATGAAGAGTAGCTACAACCTGACCGCCGAGCGCGCAGAAAGCTACGCCGCGTATGTTCGCTACCAGGCAAAAAATAGCGAGGCCACCAATGGCCGCTAACTCATTCAAAAAGATGACCACGAAGGGCGGTGTGATTAAACGCACCGATACCGGGATGTTTATCAGCCTGGATAACATCTTCGTCAAAGAGGGCTTTAACAGACGCGACGATGACGAGCGTACTCGACAGGCTGATGAAGACCTTTTTAACTACCTCATGAATGGCGGCACCGTTCCCCCGCTGGAAGTTACCCCACGCGACGAAGGTGGTGTTTGGGTTGTTGAAGGTCACCGTCGTCGCCGCTGCTATGAGCGCTGCCGTGATGCGGGTAAACCGGTTGATCGCATTCACATCATGCCATTCGTTGGCAATGACGTTGAGCGACTGGCTCGTGTCATGACCAGTAATAACCAGTTGCCCCTCACCCCGCTGGAACAGGCGCAGGTAATTAAGGAACTGGCTACAACTTTCAACCTGACCACTCAGGAAATAGCGAAGCTTGTTCACAAGTCGGTCCCTACGGTTGAGAAGTTACTGACCCTCGCAACTGCTAACCATGACGTTCAGCAGATTGTTAAAAATGGAGAAGTTTCCGTAGGTGTCGCGGTTGAGCGAGTTCGTGAGCACGGCGAGAACGCCGGGAAAGTTCTTGAACAGGATCGCGCTGTCGCAGCCGCCGCTGGCAAAAAGAAAATTACTAAAAAGGTTATCGCCCCGGAGGTCAGCGTCAAAAGAGCCCGCCGTCTCGTCGAACTGATCAGCCTGGCTGGTATTGATGATAACGGTGTTGTCACTCTGGAAGGTCTCGCGCTGGCAGAGGTGCTGGCGATTGTTGATGAACATAAGGCTATTTCAGCACAACGGGAGAAAACAACATGAGTAACACCATTACCGAACTGCCAGTCGAACGTGATCAATACGGCTACTGGACCCACCCGGAGTACAACAAGTTTTGCGATGGCCGTGAGCACATTTCCACGGATGAATTTAACGCATGGATGAGCGCTAATGGTCTCGAATGGAAGGTGTTTTATCGCGATAAAGATGAAATTGACCCGCAAGTCGATGGTTACGATATCTCCTCATGTCAACCTGAAAATCCTGAGGGTGAGGGTTGGTTTATTGGCTCCATTCACGATAGCGAGGATGGTGCTGTGTGCATATGGCTTCGGAATCTACCTATGAAGGCGAGGCGTGGAGAACACGCCCTTTGCCTCAAATGTAACGAAGGTGCTCGCGGGGGTTGCTCCGCATGTGCCTACAATGAGCGATAACCGGGTGCAGCCGGTGATGTGGAGAGCTAGTAATGGGACAGCTTGTAACTATCAATGATTGGGCTTCAGGTCCGAACGGTTTTAAAGAGCCTATCAGCCGAGCGGCTTTACATAAAATCGCCAAGACCAAACAGACCTACCCACCAGCAATTAAACAAGGTCGCCGTTGGGTAGTAGATGAAGATGCTCGTTTTATCGGTATGGTCGGAAAAGTCGATATTTCGTCTGGAATATCTGATACAGCCCGCCTGTTAGTGGAGAAAGCATTAAATGGCTGCTCGTCCAAGAAAGCATAATATCAACGTCCCTAACCTATATTCGAAATTAGACAAAAGAACTGAGAAAGTTTATTGGCAATACCGCCATCCATTAACAGGGCAATTTATCGGTTTTGGTACCGATCAGGAAGCAGCAAAATTAGCTGCTACTGAATTAAATCGTCTGCTTGCACAGCAGGAAGCCGCTCAGTCGTTTGCTCTCATTGATATGGTCAACCATAAAACGGTTAAATCCAAGAAATCCATACGTATGAATGCATGGATCGGACGGTATCTGCAATTACAGGAGGAACGGCTTAAGAATAAGGAAATAAAAGTAAATACACTTAAGTCGAGAAAGACCTGCACCAACGTGCTGGTTGAAAGAATGCCTGACATCGGTATACAGGAGGTCACCACAAAAATGCTTGCAGCCATTACCGATGAATATAAAGCCAATGGAAAGGCACGGATGGCCCAAACGCTTCGCAGTGTCTGGATTGATTTGTTTAAGGAAGCCCAACATGCAGGGGAAGTTGAACCTGGTTATAACCCGGCCCTTGCAACAAGAAAAATTTTTGTCCGAGTGAGCCGCTCTAGACTGAACCTCGAAATGTGGAAAGCGATCTTTGAAGCGGCCACCAATATGGCACCCTACGTTCAAAACTCCATGTTATTGGCCGTAGTCACCGGGCAACGACGCGGTGATATCGCAAAAATGAAGTTCTCTGACGTCTGGGACGGACATCTGCATGTTGTACAGCAAAAGACAGGAGCGAAATTAGCTATACCGCTATCTTTGCGCTGCGAAATGTTAGATATCACACTTGCGCAGGTGATTAAGCGATGCAGAGATAGAGTTGTAAGTCCCTGGCTTCTTCATCACGTGGTATCAAGCGGTACTGTGAAAGCAGGTGATCAGATCGGAGAAAGCAGCCTTAGCGTCTCCTTCAAACTCGCGGTTGATAGTACAGGCCTTTCAGTCGAGAGCGGGAAAACAATGCCGACCTTTCACGAACAACGCTCGCTATCCGAACGCATGTATGAGGAACAAGGCATCAATACCCAGCAACTATTGGGCCATTCGTCAGACAGAATGACCGCACAGTATCACAGCGATCGCGGTCTGGACTGGGTGAAAGTTAAGGTGTAGCTACGTGAAAATTCGGACCGTATCCCCCTGCAATTTTTGCAGAATTTAAGGATTCATTTTGGGGAGGAATTTTGGAGGAGTTTTGGGGAAGAAAAAATCGGACAAAAAAACCGGGTATCACACCCGGTTCTTCTTTCTGGCTAAATGCGCGTTACTCGCTCAGTCCTCGGTTTTTCAGCATCGGTTCAATCTGCGGATCATGACCGCGCCACTGGCGATAAAGTTCAGCTAAATCAGTACTATTGCCACGGGACAAAATCGCTTCGCGGAATCTTTGCCCGTTTTCACGGGATAAGCCGCCCTGCTCCACAAACCATTGGAAGCCATCGTCCGCCAGCATTTGCGTCCACAGATAGGCATAATAACCCGCTGCGTAACCACCACCGAAGATATGGGCGAAGTAGCTGCTGCGATAACGGGGCGGTACCGCAGCGATATCAAGCCCTTCGCGGCGAATCGCCTGCGCTTCAAAGGCATCGACATCGCTGACCTGAGTCACACCATCCAGACTGTGCCAGTTCATGTCCAACAAAGCCGCACTCAATAACTCCGTCATGTCATAGCCTTTATTGAACTGGGTACTGCGCAACATTTTATTGCGTAGCGCTTCCGGCATTGGCTCACCGGTTTGATAATGGCGCGCATAACGCGTGAACACCTCAGGATGGCTGGCCCAGTGCTCGTTAATCTGTGACGGGAACTCAACGAAATCACGCGGCGTATTGGTCCCCGACAGGCTGGCATAGCGCTGGCGGGCGAACAAACCATGCAGCGTATGACCAAACTCGTGAAACAGGGTGATGACATCATCCCACGATAAGAGCGCCGTCTGCCCGGCGGCCGGTTTCTGGTAATTGCAGACATTGTAAATAACCGGTTTGGTGGAAAGCAGCGTCGATTGTTCGATGAAATTCCCCATCCATGCGCCACCGCTCTTTGAATCGCGGGCAAAGAAATCACCATAAAACAGCGCCAGCCCTTCATCATTCTGGTCGAATATTTCCCAGACTCGCACGTCCGGGTGGTAAACAGGAATATCGGTGCGTTCTGCGAAACGAATGCCAAAGAGTTGGCTCGCTGCATAGAACACCCCTTCGCTCAGCACCGTGTTGAGCGCAAAATAAGGGGTGACCTGTGATTCGTCGAGGTCGTATTTCGCGCGTCGGACCTGTTCGGCATACCACGGCCAGTCCCAGGCCTGAGCGGTGAAGCCCCCTTGCTGTTCATCAATGACCTGCTGAATATCGGCCAGTTCACGTTCAGCGCGGGCACGTGCCGCCGGGGCAATACCGCGCATAAAATCAAACGCGGCCTGTGGATTGCCTGCCATCTGGTCGGCCATTTTCCAACTGGCGTAATCCGGGAAGCCGAGCAATGACGCCTGTTGCGCCCGTAATTGCGCCAGACGCAATACGATAGCGCGCGTGTCATTGGCATCCCCGCGTGAAGTACGTGACCAACTGGCAGTAAACAGGTTTTCGCGCGTCTGACGGTCCCGCAGCGCGGCCAGCGCCGGTTGCTGTGTGGTGTTTAATAGTGAAAGTAGCCAGCGATCGGTCAGCCCTTTTTCTCGCGCCGCATCGGCTGCGGCGGCGATAGCGTCATCGCTCAGTCCGTCGAGTTGATGGAGATAATCCACCACCAGACCACCGGCTTTGTCTGCCGCCAGCAGGCGCTGATTAAACTGGCTGGTGAGGGTCGCCGCCTCGGTATTTAATGCTCTCAGTACCGCTTTATCGTCAGCGGAAAGCGTCGCGCCAGCCAGTATAAAGCGTTGATACATCACCTCGACCAGCCGTAAAGACTCATCATCCAGACCGGCTGATTCCCGATTTCGCCAGACGGATTCAACGCGCGTAAACAGGGCGTCATTGAGATAAATATCATTCGCCAGTTGCGCCAGTTCAGCGGAGAACGCTTCGTCGAGTTGCTGTAAAAAATCGTTGGTATGCGCGGAGGTCATCGCGAAAAAGACACTGGTCACTCGCGTCAACAACTCACCGCTGCATTCCAGCGGCAACAGGGTATTATCAAACGTGGCGGGAGCCGGGTTTTGCGCAATGGCGGACACCTCGGCGCGTTTTTCCTCAACCCCACGGTCGAATGCGGGGCGATAGTGATCCTGATGGATAAGATCGAAGCGCGGTGCCTGATACGGCAGCGTGCTGACATCGAAGAAAGGATTCGTTACCGACAT